AAGCTGTAATAATACCTAGTTCGCCAGCAGCCAATCCACCGTCCATGATTGTATCAATTTCAGTCCAATTAGTCTTGACACAATTACGACTCATTACACTCATACGTTTTTCAACGTCTTCGGTATAATCGTGGCCGATATTACGTTCCATACCAGCTTTCATTGCATGATCAACTACGTTTTTGATCTTTTCATATTGACCGAGTGCTAATAAATCTGCACTTTCAATAATTGCGTTCTTTAATTTCTGGTTTTTGCAGAACTCCAAGAACTGTTCTTTAACAAATTTCAAATCGTTATCACTTACTTTTTGATAAACTAATTTGAGATTATCAACGATACTTCTCTTTAGAAGTTCATCATTCACTTCATCAACTTTAATTTTAAAAACTGTTAAAGTTGGAAGATCTTTGTATTCGTTAAAATACTTAATACTTTCTTTTACAACCCACTTATTTGCATCACTTTCAAAAAAATCTACTTCGATAATATCGTTGATGCGTTCAATAAACGAACGATCAGATATTAAGCATGAAATACACTTGATTTGGAAGTCACGGCCGTATTTTGTTAATGAATCAATTGCTTTTTTGTTTTCCATAAGATAACTCTACTATACCACTGAATTTAGTGATCTTCAACTTTTATTAACCGACATTTTTTTATTCTACGAAACTATTTAATTTACCGAAACAATCATTTAACCAGATATGGTAATTAGGAATGTTATTCCACATTTTGTCTTCTGTAATTAGTTTTGAGAAACTAATTTTATCAATTTTTCTAACGGGAGTATTTATTATTTCTTCTACACGTAGTTGTGTAAAAGATTGAATCTGTGTATTATGTAACTGCATCAATTCATAATTGCGACCAATCAATAGTTTATTACTCAATACAGTTTCATAAATTTTATATTCTCCCCGATGATTTTCAGAGTAGTTATAAATTTGTTGTAAACAAGCTTGATTTCCATCTGATAAAAACGGAAATGCTTTAACCACTCTTTTCAATCCAACACCATCCAAACCAGGAATATTATCACTAACATCACCTTCCATAATTCTATAAAAGATGAAGTTGTTACAAGTGATACCATATTCATCCAATATTTCTTTACATCCAAAAACTTTCTTCTTGGTTGGACTCCAGATTTTAATTTTGTCACTTGCCAACTGTAGGAAATCTTTATCTGTAGACATAATGGTTACATTGCTGTCTTTAAAAGTATCTTTAGCCAGATAAGCAATTGTATCGTCTGCTTCTATTTGATCAATTGCCATAACTGTTACAGGCAATGTATCCAAATAATTTACAGTACGAATCAATTCTTTTTTAAAATTAACCGATTCAATTTGTGAAGAAGATAATTCTTCATAATTACGATTAAGTTTAATATCTGTCTTTCTGCCATTTTTGTAATCTGGATAAATCTTTCTACGTTTCTGGCTACCGCCTTTACCATCAAATACAATAATAACTCTGGTAGGAGAAAGCAATTTAATTGCATATCCAATACTCTTCAGAAATCCAGCAATGCCACCTGTATGTAGTCCATCTTCGTTGAGTGAAGGAATGGCCATAAAACTTCTAATGTAAGTATTCACTACAATCCGTCAACCAAAAGGACATCACTATTAAGTGATTTTTTAAGTCCTCCGGTGACGGAATCGCTTTCTATGTTTTGAAATAAAGAAAATAACTTCTTCATTTCTTTGTTGTCAAAGTTGTTCATTTAATGAATGTTTGTATTAAATAAATCTTAGTCGAATGAAAGTTTTCCACACAGTCTAATATAGATGACTGTGTGGAAAACAATTAATGTATTATTATTCGTTACCAGCAGTTTCTTCTTCTGTATCTACTACAGCATCCTCAACGATTTGACTATTAGGATCTTTATACTTCATAATTACAGCATCACAAATCTTCAAGTAAATTTCTTCACCCAAAGATTTGTCAGTCTGCATTGTGGTTACAAAGTCTTTGGATTGAAACTTCCATTCTGATCCATCGTCCTTCTTGTATGTGTAATAAGCACCACCTTGTTTAATTAGACCTTGTTCTTTTAGAACTTTAACCCAACTACCATAATCAGCAATACCGCTATCAAAATAGATATCGAAATTTGCTTGACGTTGTGGTGGTCCCATACGGTTCTTCACAACAACTGCTTTACACTCATTACCGATGATTTCCTCACCCCTCTTGAGTTTACCGGTGTTGTTAAGACGAACACGAACACTACAATGATAAGCAAGTGCTTTACCACCACTTACCACGTACTTGTCACCAAATGCCATAGCATTTAGGTTCTGACGTAATTGGTTAGTGAATACAGTAAGAACCTTCTGACGACCGATCATAGTAGTAATCTTACGCATCGCTTTACTGATAATGATTGATTTACCAGTTGCGTAACCATCCTTACCATGGTCACTCTCAAGTTCTGCCTTTGTTGATGCTGCTGCTACAGAATCAACAATAATTGTTAGAATACGATCTTTGTTGCTCTTACGAACAATTGCGATCATCTTCTCCATCTGAGCAAAAATATCTTCAACGGTTTCACATTGAACATATAGTAACTTAGACAAGTCTACACCAAGACTCTTCCAGAACTCAGGCGCAGCTGCGTTTTCAGTATCAATTACTACAGCGACTCCACCTTTTCTTTGAGTGTCAGCAACAACGTGTGCAGAAACTAGACTTTTACCAGTTCCTTCCAATCCGTTGAATTCAATCATCTTACCAACAGGCAAACCTCCATGAGGACGGTTACTAATTGCTAGATCCAGAATAGAAGAACCTGTACTAATCCAATCGCTAATTTCCGCTGGATTTTCCTGTTCATCTAGGAAATAAGCAATCTTGCCACCGTCTTTATTTGCTTTGTTTAGTTCATTTGCTAACAACTCAACTAATTCGTCACGTTGACCCGTTGTATCTTTTGTAACACTTTTTTTTGCCATAACGTATATAACTAGAAAGCCGGTGGGGTATAAAAACTCCACCGGCTTATTTTTATTTTTTAGGAGTTAAACAAGTCATCAAATGCTTGTTCTACATTATCCTTACCCTTTGCTTTAGCAGCAGTTGGCGAGGAAGGCGTTGAAGCAGCCTTTGCTGGTGTAGCAAATGGAGCTTCATCGTCATCAGCAGCAGAAGTTGCAGCGGATGCTGTTGGAACAGTACCATCTGCAGTTTCAGCATCTGGATTCAACCATTTATCCATAACTTCCTTGAGTTCTTCATATGATAGTTCTGGAAATAGATCCAGAATGTTTACTTGTGACTTTAGTGCCTCAAGCAACTGTGCGTTCTTTGGATCGACAGCAACACTAACATTTGGCTTAACACGAATGCTAGTTTCTGGGAAACTTGCTCCGCCTTCAGCTGTCTTGAACTCAACTACAATATCACGACCACTAGTTAGATCGGTAATATCACCGAAATCAGGATCACTGATGATTGAAAGAAGTTCTTGATAAACTTGCTTACCAAATCCCCAGAACTTAACGCCTTCATGCTCTTCACCACGAACGATTACAGGAGCAAAAGTACGCATCTTGGGTTCCATCTTACGACCCATCTGCCAATCTTCCTTGGAACCAGTCTTCTTCAAACGGTTGCTAAACTCAACGATTGGATCTGGACGACCAAAACTATCAGGAGATAGATAAGTCTTGTTGTTGATGTTATAATGGAACTTTAATTCAATAAACGGATTGTCAGGTTCATACTTGTAGGGAACGATACGAACCACTTGTTTGCCTGGCTTTGGCTTCCAAATCAAGTTAGATTTTTGATTTGTGTTTGAAAGAGAGTTCAAACGACTCTTTAGCTTACTAATGTCTAATGCCATAATTTATTTAATTTTTAATTGTTAATTAGTTAATTATTTTAACCGAATCACTCGACTCGGTTTATAACCAACCTAAAATCAGTGTACACTAAGTACAAACCGAAATCAAGTCAAAAATATATATCAAACGTTGTAGATAGAAAACAACTTTAATGAAACTATTTTTACACCAATTTCGTTGGTTAGTATAATACTGTTTTTATATAGTTCCCAATTTAACTGAAAGCTTTTATCAAATACACCATTGTTTTCGTCAGCAATCAACTTATTCATTGCGTTGAGTGTATAGAGTGTATTTGTTTGTTTTTTGCGATGAATACTTATGGTACCTTTATATCGATTAATATGTTCACCTTTTTCTACGTTGAATGTTAGATATAGTTCCCGAGGGTTGTTTTCATTCGCAAATATAAAGATCTTGTTATCGATTAATTTATATTGTTGTGGTATTTCGTTCAATACATCTGTGTATTGAGTACTATTAGAAAATGTACAAAGCAATTGTTTTTGTATCATGGTATTTCAAATTCAAATTTACCGTCAATTTCAGGCTCCATATCAAAATAATTTGCAAAATACTCAAACCCTTTATCTAAAATTTGTTTAACGGTAATTGATATTTTTATAACCATTCGTTTGAAAAATTCTTTTATTTTGTTATAGAACACATTTAATGCACTTTTAGCGGATGCAGATAGATTTTTTACAAACTCCGAACTGTTTTGTACTATGTTTTTAAATTCAGCTCCTAAATTATTAATAAATGACATTAAACTTTCTTCTATTATTTGATTTTCCAATAAAAGATAGTCAGTTTCATCATATTCTTCTTTTAGAATACCAATTCTAAGTGATCCACCACGTTCATTTCCTCTATCACGTACACCGAATTTAATTT